CAACAAAAGATGAGATTATTGCAGAGTTAAACAAGGCAATCGACATACCGATAATCAGCGAAAAAACAGAAAAGGCAATACTAGAGGCTCTTTGGAAAGTCATTAGAACAGTTTTATTAAAGAGACTAGGTGTATAAATGCCATCTAAAAAGGAGATTGACGACCTTTTAGCTAGTGGGATTGACTTTATAAACGAAGAGGAGATGGCACAATTCTTAGAAATAGTTTACGATACTTTAGACCACGAGGGTGGATACGTTTGGGACGAAGATGACCCGGGTGGAGAAACTCATTTTGGAATCTCTAAACGAGCATACCCGAAACTTGACATTAAAAACCTCACGAAACACGAGGCTGTTAAAATCTACTATAAAGATTATTGGGTTAAATATCGTTGTGGCGATTTGCCTAGTAATATCAGGCATATCATCTTTGATGGTGCAGTTAATATGGGGGGTTCTAGGATTATTAGAATACTGCAACAGGTGGTTAATGTCAAAGGTGGGACTCTTAAAGTCGATGGACGAATAGGTAAAAATACTATAAGACAAACTAGAAAGCATAAACCCGAGGCTGATAGATTGCGTGCTTATAGAGTTAAATATTATGCAGACTTAGTATCACGTAAACCAAACTTAGAAAAGTTTTATTTTGGTTGGTACAGAAGAGCCCTTGCAGTTTAATAAATTTATACCTAATTTACAGATAACCGAAGGCAAGATTTAACGGGTACAACTGTTAGGTTTTTGTGTGTGAAAGCCCTGCTAGATGCAGGGTTTTCTGTTTCTAATCCTTTTTGATTTCCACTCTTTCAAATACCAAATGATACTGACACCACAAGTCTTCCTGAACCTTTACACTATCTTGCCATTCTGTATACCAATGTAGGTGTCCGTCTCTATCTTTTATTTCTAGGATTCTAGGGTTGCCTTGCAGTACCTTTGTACCATCTTGGACACTTGAATAAGTGGTTATCAAAATGGCTGTAATTAATACTTTTATCATACTTTAAATTTCAACCATATACCATTTAATCAAAGGGATGAATAGACGTTTAGGTATAAATTATACTGACGATATGGGTATTAAGTTACCCCTCTGACAACGTCTACGACTCTCCTGTCGTCTGAAAAGCCTCAACAGTTTGGGGCTTTTCTTTTTCAAATATAATTGGTAACTTATTCCTACAAATTCATACGGATTATGACAAATAGAGTATATATTAAATTATCAGATGCAAGTGAAATATCAGGGTTGGCTGTAAGGTCAATCAAAAAACTTATCAAAGAGGGTAAAGTTGTTGGTTCAAGACCAACATACAAAACTCTTTTAGTTAAGCAGGAGAGTCTGTTGTCTTATATAGACAGTAGGCAAGTTACTAACTTGGGGGCAATGTCTAACAGTAGGTAGGTTAAATAACGCTACCCTTAACCACATACCAAAGGGCATTGCTCTCATTAACTGTCGGAGGATAAATGGGAGTTAATAGAATAAACACTAAGTTAGGCAGGATGTACCACAATGGACGTGGTCTTGATAAAGCCTATTATAGTGTTACCACCATCCTCAACAAGATAAACCCAAAAGGTTATGGCTTTGATACGTGGCTTAAAAACTATGGTCACTACAGCGAAACTATAGTCAGGGCTAAGGCAGGTTTAGGCACAATCGTACACGACATTTTAGATATGATGAAAGCTGACCCTACCTTTGTTTTAGATTGGGAGTTTGTTGAGGACTTTATAAAACAAAACCTATCGCACGTCAGCATTGAATACTACAAAGGTGTCGGTGCTTGTGTCGAGCGTGTGATGAAATATGTCGAATCATATATTACGTGGGCTGATGATTACTCGCCTACTCTTTTAGGTACAGAAGTTATGTTGTATCATAAAGACTATGATTGGGCAGGATGTTGTGATGACCCGTTGCAGTTTGCAAATGGTACTGTTATGATTAGCGATATTAAAACAGGTACTAAGAACGATAGTCATTTACTTCAGGGGGTAGCGTATTCGATGCTTTGGGATGCAATCTTTCCCAAGAAATATGCTAGTACATCTGTAGGTATATTATATATAAATGCAGATTACCACACAAAACCTACATACAGTTTTACAACAGTAGAACTTAACTCCATTAAAGGCAGACGACTTCGTAAGGAGTGGATGCAAATGATGGAATTGTTTAGAGCCCGTTATGCTAATGCTGATGGGTCTTATACGATTAAGCCTTGGTATCAGGCTAAGTCTGAGTTAAAACTAAGCAATGTAGACCATAATTTTCTTAACCAAACAGAATAGGAGACTATATGTCTAACTTCGATACAGCTAATAAGATAAAGTTTGCGATGGGTTCATCACAGACTTTTACTATTGCTAATTGGGAGCAGACTCAGTTCGGTATGAAGTATAATACAGCCGATGGACGTTTCTTTGATGCAAGTAAAGGATTGACCGACTTGCTACAAGAAATGAACCTTGGTATGAATACTCAAGTAACGATTGAGAAACGCTCTAATCCAAACACCAAGCCCGGTCAGCAGGACTATGGAATGTTCTATGTGAACAACCTATGTCTTAACGACCTAAGAAATGGTGCAACTCCGGCTATGGTACAACAGCAACCAAATGGGACTTCGCAAACTCCACCTGCTAACGTACCACCCACAACTACACAGCCCGTTGGGGTTGCACCCGTTACAGCAGGCAATGCTCCACATCAGCCTGCTACCTCGGACACAGAGTCAAGGCTATCTGCAATAGAGGCTAGACTCTCGGCATTAGAACAAAAGTCAGGCGACTTACCATTCTAATAATGCCAAAACACAGGGGGATTCAATGGGTTGTTGATGCAACCGACACGATGACTCCTAATGGGAGACGTAAGTGCAAAGTAGTAAAACGCTCTCATAGTGAGAAGTGGGGACTCCACGTATTTAGAGTCTCCATTTGCTCACATTGTAATCAGGTTTGGGATTGGCTAGTTCAAGGGGACTATTGTGATATTTCCTATTATAAAGACTTTCCCAAACTTGGTTTACCTGTTGCATCTTGTTATAGATGTGACGATACACAAAAACCAACTAAAAAACCGATAAGGATATTAAATGACACCCGTACCATTTAGACAGGAACAACTCGGGAAAGTCAATGTGAGGCTTGAAAAAGACATAGACCTTATAAGGCAGGCTAAATTAGTCGATACCTTATGTACCTCTATGGAGCAACACAGCGATTTACCTAATAATATTGTTTCCGAAAAAAGAGGTAAGCATTCTTTGCTACCTAATAAGTTACCCGATAAGTATAAAATAGATTATCTAATCACTACAGACTATGGTAAGCAGTTAGCTTTTGTAGAATGTAAGTGGTATATGAAAGGATGGACTACAGTTCCCGACCAAACTATCAAGCTGTCTTTACTCAAAGTAAAAGACTTGCTGAATTGGGCTGAACTTACAAAGACCAAACCTTTCTTTGCTGTCAGGATGAGAGATGGCTTTTATTATTGGATGCCTACACGACACCTTTTATCTAGGGCTACTGTTACTATGGGTGGCAGAACAGATAGAGGATATGCAGGCGATATAGAGCCTATGGTTCACGTCCACGAAGTTCATTGGGATTGTTTTCACGTTGGGCAGGTAGATGTATGAGCGACCATATAAGGGGTGGGTATATCCTATTAGCTAGGCAGATGATGGAGTCTGACTTTTTTAAGTTTACTCCTTGCTGTCGTGAAGTATACCTTTGGCTACTATTAAGTGTGAACTTTGTAGATGGTAAGCGATTTAAGAGGGGGCAGATGTTTACATCTATAGGTAAGATTCGTGAGGAACTTGCTTGGTATGTAGGGTTTCGTAAACATCAATACTCTGACAATCAGATACGTACTGCATTGAACAACTTAGTGAACCACGATATGATACACACAGCGAAGACCACACGGGGACTTCACGTAACTGTCTGTAACTACGACACTTATCAGAATCCTGACAACTATGATGCACGGGCTGTAAAGAAACGTGACCGACGTATTGACCAACACAATGAAACAGAGAATAAACCCGAACTATATCAAAAGAATGAAAAGAACAATAACAACAATAAGAAAGAAATAGATAAAGGAATCTCTGAAATTAAAGATAAGGACTATTCTTCTGTTAATACTTCTGTTAGCAGTTATGAGTATGACAACCAAAGGCAAGAATATGTAGAGGTGGTAAGTGAAGAGAAGAAGAACTTAGGGAAATTAACAACTGAGTTAATAGAGATAAGTAAGGGTTGGTTGCCATACCAACCTGAGAGTGAGAGATACTTAGTACAGAGTGTGATTAAGAGCCTAGGATTTGACAAGGCTAAGAATGTTACTGAGTATTATGGTAGCCGAGTGCATAAAGAAGAGACTCCAATTAAATCATCAGCTTATTGGTGGAAGTCAGGGATATATGCTTGGGCTAATAAAGGTCAGGCTGTTAAACCTGCTGAGAAGAAAACAAAACGTAGATGCGAGACTTGTAAAACTACTCAGAGTTTTGCTCCTGATAAAGTACCACCTATATGTCCATTATGTAATGAGGGTCAGTTACTTACATCAATGGAATGGGGTATTAGGTTTCCTGCTAATAAACCTGTTGAACCAAAGCAGGAAGAGACACTAACAAAAGAAGAAGAATTTCACAAGAGTAATGTTGAGGCATTCCTTGGTAAATTCGCAAGTAAGAGGTAAGGTATGATTATATTCGATATGCCCTATTGGCTTTCAGTATTTATATTGTTTGCTTGGGGACTATTATTAATAAGCGTTTCTTTTGTTGCGTTTGTTCACGGATTAAATAAACTAGAGAGACGTGAAGACAATACATAAGAAACTATCAACTGCTCGTAAGGGGTATATAGGACAGAACATAGTAGAAGACTATCTTCTTAAAAAAGGTGCTCGCCTATATGCCCCTGTTGTAGATGACTTTGGTATTGATTATATGATACATCACAATGATGATTATATAACCTTGCAGGTTAAATATCATACTGCTATGAAACCTAGTAACCTTACATCAGTTACTGTTAGGATTGCTAGTACCGATGCTGATTGGATTGCTACACCCTGTCACGTCGATGAAGAGACCCATATTATTTGGTACGAGAATACTCGTCCTAATGAAAACTATCAGGTAGCCTTTGCATTATATACACCTAAGAACAATCAGGTGGAAAAAGTAAACTTTTATAAATCATTTCTTAAATCACCAATAGAGGAGTAACCTATGACTTGGTACTACTTATGGGAGATAGCGATAACAGGAATCTTTGATGACATCCTTGTTGGATTAATTCTTGTTGCGTTATACTACCTTAACAAAAGAGACAGGAGAATAGTTCATAATGAAACTAATAAAAAATGACTACGTATCCTTAATGGAAACAGAGTATCCTGAGATGACCTCTCGTTTTAAAGAATTACAACGGGAACAATACGAACTGTTTTGTCGTAAACAGCACGACTATGGTTCAGGTAATATCTCAGTAGGTACTAATTTAGAAACCCCTGAAGAAATAACCTTATCACTTACAGGTTTATGGTTCAGGATGAATGACAAGATACAGAGATTAAAGAATCTTCTAATGAAGAAGAGAGAGTCTGCTGTTGATGAGCCTATGGAAGATGCCTTTTTAGATTTATCTAACTATGGTATTATGGCTACTCTTGTTAAAGAACAGAAATGGGGTAAATAGTGGCTAGTAAATCCAAAGCCAAGGGTAACAGGTTTGAGCACGAATGTGTAGATAAACTTAAAGACCTTGGCTTTAAGGATGTAAAGAGGGCTTGGGGCTCTAATGGTCTTGCATTAGGATATACTGAAGATGTTGATGTACTCGCAGATGGTATTAAAATTCAATGCAAGGTTAGAAAGACTACTCCTAAATGGCTTGAACTTGGGAACTGTGATATGGTTTTCTTTAAGCAGGACAGGGGAGAGATATTTGTAATTCAAAAACTAGAGGATGTGTTCAATGGAAAAGACTAAGGTTTATCAGGTAGGACAAGAGGGTGTAAATACTATCTATAAGGCTTTAAAATGTTTACTTAGTGACCACTATAGGGAACTAGAAGTAACGCACGAAGACAAGCAAACTGCTCGTGCTATCATAAACAAAATAGATACAACAAGACAGGGTAGCGAGACCGAGTCTAAATCTGAAAAACATTGATTGGATTTTAGATAGCCTTGACAAAAGTAAGGACAAGCAGATTAGGAAACGAGGAAGTCGTAATCCTAAGAAAGTACCCGTTGATAACAGAATCTATGTCTGCTCGTGTGGTGTATGTTGGGAAGAGGTTTGGACAGATGCAATCAAAAGAATTAACTACTATAAAGACTTCCCTACCTTGGGTAAGGTCAGAAAGAGATGTCCCAAATGCAAATAAATAAAAACCATTGTGAGGAGTGTGCAGAACTCGTGGAATATTTTGATGGAGAGGATTATACTGATTATCCTCAATGGAAAGACTTCATACTAAAGTGGAATAAGGCACAGGATGTGATGGGTATTAAACAAACCCTTTGGGTGCTTAGGTTGGATTTTGGATGGAAGAAATCATTGTCTTGTCTCCATCCTGATAGGTATAATAAATTACTATCTATGCTACGTGAGAAATATGCTGAACTTGTTAAGAGAGGTAAGATAGAACCTCAAAAGAATTAGGTTGCTTGGTTGGCGTTAGGCAACCTGATAGAAAAAGAAGAGGCTCGATTAACTGAGTCGAATGACAAATGAATAAAAAAAAAGCCCCCACCAAATGGCAGGGGCTTTTTTGATTATAAGATAGCCTATTGCTTTCTAGCCTTAGGTGTCATCTTGACTATCTTTGATTGATGGATTAATTCCCAATAGTTTTCATCATACTGACCGAAACCTTTATGAATCTCAAGGTTTCCATCTTTATCGTATCTAATGAATACTCGTGCAACAGGCTTAGTGTCCTTGCTGTCCCACTTGAGAACTACTGTACGTTCTGTACCTTTCCTGACGAAACTACTTGCCAACTTTCTAGCCATTCTATTTGTCCTTGTATTTTTTAGGGTTACTAAGATTACCTTTGCTAATGGTACTTTCTTCTAGGTGCATATAAGAGAACCTCATCTTTTCATCTCTGTAGTCATCAGCCTCAATGTTGTGAAAGAAGAAATCTCTATCTATCTTCTTATGATTGGTGCTTTGAGTGAACTCCATTCTACGCCTTAACTCGCTGTTAATGACCTGATGCAACTGCTCTTTAGATAGCTTAGTATAAAGCGTTCTTGCTCTGCTGTATCTTCTAGTCTTAACCTCGAACTTAACAGTAGTGCCAACACTCGCAGGTCTCATACATTGGATTGTCCAACTATCGTGGCTGTATTCTGTTTGTTCTGTACGAGGGAAATGAAAGACAATCTTATTCCCTGAGTAATCCATTATAGACTCAACATCAGCTTTGTCATATTGACCCCACATCTCGAAACCATTTATAAGGCTTTGAATTTGGAATGCTCGTACCTTGTCTGCTTTCTCAGCAAACCTGAGATTGTCTCTTACTCTGTCAATAGAATACAAAGCATACTCTAGTGCTTTATCAGCTTTCTTGAGCAACTTCTTGTTTTCCCAATTACGCTTGAACCTGTAATTAAAACTAAGTTCGTTATGAGAATACCAAGCCTCGCTCTTCTTGCCAAAGTTCATAGGTACTTTGCATTTTTCTAAGTACCCATTGGCAGATAGATAGTTTTTATATAATACTATCTCGCCTAATTCGTACTTAGCTGACGTTGGTCTAACTAGCTTGTCTATCATTAACTCGCCTGACTTGAAGTCTTTATGATTGCGTAGCAATGGCATAAACTTCAGGGCGTTTTGAGTAGCAAGTTTTAACTCTCTGCTAAGAGTTTTCTTTTCTTTACTCACGTTTCACTCCTGTGATTTTTGTGTGTTTGTTATGGCGTAATTGCCATAGAGCCCTGCGAGAGAATCGAACTCTCGTTTTTCATTCCAAACAGGGCTTTGTATTACCTAGTGCTTGTGTAAGTGTTCTCTCAGAACTTGTCCTGCATAGTCTTGTGACTTAACGCCAATGAGACTTGCTTTGGATTTTAAGTAACGCCAATCCATTTCGGTAATAGCTATTTTGACCATTTTGGTCTCAGGAACTTTTTCCTTTCCGTACTCGGATTTAGGTTTCCATTCCTTGCTACCATCTACAACTGCCATAGTAGTATTATTCTCTCCTTTGCTTGTTTAAAGCTAATCTTACCCCTGAGCAAGTGGGCAACCTGCTCAAGAGTAAGTGTTATATTATTAATCCAATTCACGAACAACATTCTCTTTCTCGTAAGGGAAAGTGCGAATAGTATTCATCACTCGGTACTCCTCTACCCATTTCCAAGGCGAGCCTTTGACTCGCTTGTAAAGGTAGCCTATGTCCACCAACGTCCTGCAAAGGTCTACAGGATTTCTAGGTGGGCTGTACCATTTCTTGCCCTGTTGTTGGATTGTACCATCCTTGTTGATAACCTTACGAGGATGAGCCTTAGCATATTCATAGGCTAATGCTTTGGCTGTCTTCGTAGGTGGGTATTTATTCCTATCTGCCATAGCTTTGCATCCTCTGCCTCTGCTTGACTTGCTTTTTGTATTTCTTAATACGCTCGGGCTTAGAACCTACCCAATCTCTACAGCAATCAAGAGGGTTATCATAAACTTTGAGAACTTGTACTTGTCGTAAGCCCACATCTTCGTGTGCCTCTCCGAAAGATACTTTCTCGTTTATGGGATTAACTCTGACAATAGGAAAGAACTCCCTGTGCTTGCTATTAGGTTTTCTAATAAGCATACCGAACTGCTCGATAGGCTCAGGAAAACCAAGCAAGTAATCAGGAAGACATTTGACCCATTGCTGTGCTTTTTCTGTTTTCATTCAGACTCCTAGGTTTGTGTGTTAGATGCTAAAGTTAAACAAGTTTAACCTTGTAAACAATAGCAAAAAGAATTGAACTAAGACAACAGCGAATGCTATAGTAATATATATAAACATCGCTCGTTCCAACCATCTCACTTGACACCTCGTATCAGGTTAGAAAGTTTTGAAAAGAAACCTGCTTTAGCAACCTGTCTTTCTTCGTACTCTTGCTCTTGCTCGAACTTGGCTTTTAAATCGTAGCGAACGCTATGTGCTCTATTAACACCACTTCCTAGCTTGTTAATCTTGCCCATAGTGTGCCTGTTCTTTGTGCTCTTGTCTTTGCGAAGATTGTTGCTAACTATATTAGCTTGCTTTCTCTTGCTCTTAGAACGTGCTAATCTCTTAGCTTGTTTTGCTTTTGTCATCTTGTGACTCCTGTTTTGGGTTTTTGTATTATTATTATATATACGCATATGCGTAGAGAGTCAGGGGGGAATCGAACCCCCCTCTTGAACCATTGACTCTTGGCGTACTCTTTCGAGTTACTTTTTCTTCTTGCCACCTGCCATTATGAGATTGATAGCTTTCATACTTGCACCGATAGCGAAAACAACATCTTTCTTGTTGTCTTTGAGTGACTTTTTCCAAGACCTGAGATAAGCACCTGAGTTTTGAATATCAACTGCTGTATCGCATCCTAGGAAACTAGATAATGCACACGCACCAATCTCTGCGACGAACTCTTCTTTTGAGTAGTCGTGAGAACCGAACTGATGACTCTGCCATTCTGAGAATCTATCTAGTCTTGACTTGTGACCTGTGCTGTGAACAAGTTCGTGAAATGCAACCCTGTAGTAACTCTCGGGTCTAGGGAACTGCTTTCTAGCAGGTACAACAACTGCATCTCTTGATGGCGAATAGTAAGCCCTGTTGGACTCTATCTTCTCGTCAGAGAATCCACCACGTAGGTTGCCAATGTAGTTATCTATGACTTTCTGAGCATCTTTGATAACTTTGTTCACTCTAGTCTGCTCTTGCTTTTTAGTTAGCTTTTTAGCTTTTACAGGCTTAGGTGGAAGATACTTCTCAGGTATCCCGTCAGCGAAATCAGCTTGGTCAAGATTCCAAACTGCGTTGCTGTATAGCTTAATACTCATCCAATCTCTGACAGGTTCACAAGCTGTACAAGGCTTTTTATTGCCTTTTAAATAGACAGGCTTACCATTGCATTTTCTGCAATTAGAATTACCAACTACTACCTTGGTAAAATCCCATTTGACGACGTACATAGCTTTCTCGCCTTTCTTGACTTGTCCACCAATTTTCTTGATACCTGCATAAGTACCCCAAAAACGATTCTTGAAACCAAGGTCGTCAGCAACCATTTGTGTTACTAGGGCATTGATACCCTCGTAAAGTTTGCCTGATGATAGTGAACGCTGTACTCCTGCGACGATGTCGCCTTGTGCATTTTGTGATGTTTCCCAAGGCTTAAACCAAGGGACGTTGCCATTGTCCATCTCTTTGAAAATCGGTGCTACGATTCTGTCAAGATGCTGTTCTTCTGTTAGTGGTTTGAACTTCTTTTTGTATCCCATAATGAATACTCCTTTTCTGTTAAGTATGACTCCCTCTCGGGGTCGGTTATTGTGTGTTTGTTAATGCTCGTCTTGAGCATAGTACCTAGGTAAGGTTGCGAACCTCTTGCAATACTCGTAGTATCCTAGGTATAAAGTTTGAATTTGTCGTCGGGAAGAAATAATTTGACTCGTCCTGTTCTCGTCAGCATTACTCACTCAATTATTCCACCTACCACCCTAGCATAGCAATTTCCTATGCGTAAATAATGATGTTGTGAGAGCCTCGATAACTTGCCAATGGACTCGTCTATCTCTATTCGATGTGCTACCCCTCGGGACACTCGTTGATTAAACTGTCCTCTCTCGTACTCGTAGTGAACGTCTGTCTTAGTGGTCGTCGCAACTCGTCAATTCTTGTATGCTCGTTGCCAACCCTCGTGTAGTCTCGAGAGAGAAGTGTAAAATCTAATTGTCAAAAACTCTTGAAAGCCTGTCAAAATCTTATCGTATTGGCTCAGGCGATGGTTAATATTAAACAAGTTAAATTAATTAAACAAGTATTATTATTAATAAAGTACGAAATAAATGCGTTTCTCCTCGAGAAAAAATATTTAGACAACGTGGTAAAATGTCCTAATATCGTTATTATATATAGTAATAACTAACCGAAACAGAGCCCACTAGGGGCAGGAATTTTTTTATTATGAGCAAGTTTAAGAAGGGAAAATCAGGTAATCCAACAGGAAAGAACGCAAGCAACTTTGGCGAGATGATACGTAAACACCCTAAAACATTAGACTTAGTGCAAAAAGTCTTTAACATTGCCCTCGATAACGAGCATAAAAACCAAATGCGTGCTATGTCTATATTAATGGATAGAATCGCCCCACAATTAAAAGCTACCGACGTGAAAGTAGAGAGTACAGGGACTCAGGGCGTGATTGTGCTACCCTCTAAGAGCAGGGTAGGAGAGACCCTTGCACCTGTCAATAAAAACATTAAGGATTAGCCTTGCCCCGTCGAGAAAATAATGGCGTATAATATATATTATGTATAATTGAAGAGGTAGCCCGAGGAGAAAAAAATAAATGGTCAGGCGTAAAAAGATTAAAATGAGACCCCCAACCGAGGCAGACGGGTCGTGCGTATCCCCTAAGTCTAGTCTTTTTTATCCAAAGAGAGTTTTTGTGCGAGGTAATACCCCCAACCCGGATAATACAGATTATAGCTACCCCCTAAAAGTCAGGTATATATATGGATGACTTTAAAGAAGAGATATGGGCGTGGGTAGTTCTTTCAGGGTTTTTGGCTATCTTATTATTATTAGCAGTAATGGCTAACATTGGGTAGTGACTACAATCCACAAACAGCGAGAAGTTTCAAATCAGGATTGGTTGATGATAATTTGTCTTTTCATATTAACATCAAGTGGCTTTTACAAATTTTTACTGCCATTGGTTTTGTTGTGTATGGATACTTACAAATTGAAAATAGAATTGCAGACCTTGAGTCAAGAATGGAATCTGCTAATACCCAAATTGAAGACCTTGTATCCAAACATATTGTAGAGGAGAACGCTAAAATGCAGGAATTAGAAGAACAATTAAAGTGGTATCAGAAAGAATTAAATCTTAATCCACTATCAAAGTGGCGTAAAAAGAAATGAGCGATAATGTTATATGGAAACCACACGAGGGACAGCAGACTAGAGCGTTGGCTGTCGATGCTCATACAGTTTTATATGGGGGTGCTAGAGGTGGTGGAAAAACAGAGGCAGGCTTGGCGTGGCTTATTGAGCCCCAATACCTTGACAATCCCCAATATCGTGCATTGGTTCTTAGACGTAATTATGACGACTTACGTGATTGGATTGATAGGGCTAAGTTTTTTTATCGTTTCCTTGATGTTCAAACTGTTGGCAACCCTACCGAGTTTCGTTTTGCAAGTGGGGCAAAGTTTAGGACGGGGCATTTATCGGAAGATACAGCGTTTCAGAAATACTTAGGACACCAATACCATAAATTACTTATTGAAGAGGTTACTCTTATACCAAATGAATTAGATTACGAACGGGTTACATCATCCGTGCG